CTTGCATCTCCAGCATAGCCTTTGTCTCGAAATCCAACCCTTTTAGCTCTGTCTGTCTTCACAATTGCTGCACTTATATCAATTGAATTGCGCCTATAACTTGTTTCAAAGTAAGAATAAGGCGGCAAATCTCTACCGCCAGGCCGATTGTGGGAATGCACCATGTCAAACAAAATGACATCAGGCTGCCCAGTGGCCACGTTCAAAATCTCTACCGCCCTGGGGATAAAGTAATTATCCGCATTGGTCAGCAGCAAATAATCGCCCGTGGCCTGCTCAATCCCAATCTGCCTCAAAGAATGCCCGTAGTCGTTGAATCTAGACTCTGTGCAAAAATACTTGATTTTCTCTGGCATCTGCTTGGCCAGTGGCCGCATTGCCTGCTCAAACTCGGTGCTTGGCCCATCGTGAATGACTGTAAGTCGCCAGTTGTCTGCGCTCTGATTTATCCAAGACTGGACAAATACCCGCATTTCATTGGTGCGCTCATAGGCCACCGCGAATACATCAATCAAACCATGCCTTCGCATATTCTGGTCGATTCTCTTTGAGCCATGGCATTGCATCCTCATGTAGTTTTTGGAATTCCATGCCAATGGTATTGCTGCCAATGTGGTGGACATAACTGGCTGACACAAAATGTGCATAGCCTTTTTTTATCAAATCCATACAATGCACATCATCTGAGTACCAATTCAGAGGGGGAAACTTTTCCTCCGAAAAAGCATCACTTGATATCCATGCAAATATTGGGCTGACCACTTGGCTCATTCTGATGTAGTTTTCAGACGGGAATTTATAGCCACTGAGCTTCTCACCCTCTTTGCTAATTCGCACATTCTGGATAGGCCGTGCCGCATCGCACCTTGCCGACACCCAGCCAGGCTTGACACTGTTCATGCTTTTCACGATCTGAACATCTTCCATCAGCACCTTCACACTTGTCGGTGTCAGCACTACATCATCATTGGCCACAATGCATGATGACCAGTCTTTCATGGCCGCCTCAATCACTTCGTTGTAATCCTCGCCAAAGTTCCTTGGTTGGCCAAAGATTTTGTAATCGGCATCAAAATGCTCAATTACAGACTCTGGGCCGCGCAGATAAACCGGACACTCTGGCGCGTATTGCCTGATTGACTCCAACAACACGGTCAGACCATGGCCTTTGACTGTGGCAATGACAATTGGGCAGATCATTTTTTGGCCTTATTTCTTGCAGATATTGCAGCCGCCTTTGCCTTGGCATCGGCCTTGGAGCTGGCGCCCCATGCCTTCAGACTCAGCAGAAGCCTGGTCGGCTCACCGCCCTTCATCTCAGGCCCAGGCATATTGCCCATCCGCGCCAAGAATGATGCGCGTCTTGGGTTATCACCAGCCTTGACTGGCGCCTTGAGGTCCATGCCAGCAGCCTTCGCACTGGCACGGCCCTTGGCATTTAAGCCACCAGAGGGTGATTTGCCCTCTTTACGTTGCCAAGCCGGTGTCTTCATTTCTTTGGCTTCTTTGCGGTTTTGGCCGCAGCCTTGAAGTCAGCAGCACTTGGCGCGCCTTTAGCACCAGGCTTGCGCATCTTCTCTTTCGAGCCAGCCTTGATGCGTTCTTGCTTGGCATGAATGTTTGCGTATAAACCTTGCTTCATGACATATCTCCATCTTGATAATCTTCACCATCTTGCTCACCCGTATTGGGTCCACCGACCACCCATGCATCGCAAGTGCGACTCGCTGCGCACTTGAAATCAAAGATTTCGCAGTAACCCAGATCGGCCAACTTGATTGTTCCCCATGGGTCAGCTTCCATGCCAATACCCTCTGCAATGCACTGCTTGATCTTGTCAGACACATTGAATGCCGCGCAGTTACCGCATAGGCTTTTCTTGGCATCCTCGGCTGAGACATCCCACTGGTCAGCCTTCTTTTGCCAAAACGCACTGTTTGGCAGCTTGGGATTCTCAGGACCATAGGCCGCACTGGTAATTGCCTTGGCGCGGTTTTTAAGGTTGAGCGTAATGTCTTGCGTGGGCATGGGGCAGTTTTCGCCTGCGCTCATGTCTTCTCCAGGCTCTTTGTCCATGACCTGGCGCATGGTGCGTTGCATGGTGGCCATTATTTCATCCCCTTTTTAGGTTTCTGCTTGATCTTGGCCTCAGACATTGCAATGGCAATTGCCTGCTGTGGATTCTTCACCACCTTGCCAGTGCCACCGCTATGGAGCTTGCCGGCCTTGTACTCACCCATCACCTTGCCGACTTTCTTTTGCGCTTTGGTCATCATCTTCATAGGTTTCCCCCATTGGTTTGTCAATACCCGAATTATGCAACCCGCACAAGGTTTCTGCGCAGTGGCTGAGACCATTTGCCTGATCCGCTTGAGCCGTACATTCCCGCAATCGCGTCACTTGCAAATGTCAGGACAAAGGCATCGGCCTTGTCAGGACTTGGCAGGCCGCGTCTCTTAATCTCGTCTTTCCCCTCGATGGCGATCTTGCCATTGCTGGTGAATGAGTACCGCACTGTGGCCAGTTCAGCAATCAGCACCTCATCCTTTGGCATCTTGCAATCTCTGGCTTCCAGCCAAGCCCGTGCCTTGTACCAAAGTTCAGCTTTGAGATTCCTGTAAGTCCCGCCCATCGCGGGTGATTCTGAGACGTTAATCCCTCTGACCGGCAGGCCCAGCTCCCGCAGCCGGTCTACCACCCCAGCACCCAATCCAATCGAGTCGACCAGTATTTCCTTTGGCTGCTGGCTCGGTGGCAGCGCCTTGTACTCGGCCACCACCGCACCAGTCAATTGCATCAAGTCCAGATTTTTCCATGTCCGAATATTCTCAGTCACCGCATTCCCTTGGCGCTTGCATAGCGCTGATCTGTCACTTCCAAACCGCGCCACATCCAAGCCCCAGATCATGGGCGCGTACTCACTTGGCGCGACATCCCTATTTACTGCACTTTCCAGCAAGTCCATGGCAATCACAGTATCGTCATCACCCTTTGGAAACTCCCCGATCACGCGAATCCGGTAGACGTTACTCTCCTCCCCATAGCGCATGGCCATCTCTTTGACGTACTCATCACTCACCCTAGGCGAGTCAGTGCAGGCCACTTGAAACGTGGTCCACTCATCAGCCAGGCGCGTGTGGGTGTCGTAGAAAAACCCACTGGACCTCACCGGATTCCCCAATAACAGCGTCACCGCGTTATGCCCAGACATCGATCCAGCTGCGGCCTCGAACACTTGCTCTGGCACACCAGAAGCCTCATCGGCCACCAGCATTACATTCTCTGAGTGAATCCCCTGCAAAGCCTCTGGCTGCTCGGCCCTCGATGTCCTGGCCGAAATAAACATCTCAGTCGGTGCAGCATTGAATTCAATCCTCTCTTGCTTGACAGTCAACAATCCCTGCAAAGGCAAAGGCATCGCATTGATCCAGCGCTTCAGCTCTGCAAACATCGCGTCATAAAGCTGAGAGCTTGTCGGTGCAGTCACCACCACCTTGACCGGAGACCGCGTCATAAAGTACCAGAGCATGGCCCAGCTGCTTGCCGTACTCTTTCCCACCCCGTGGCCAGACCGAACACTTATCTTCCTATCCCCACGGGCAATCGCACCAAGAAACTTCACTTGCCATGGGTCAGGGTCAACCCCCAACACCTCCCGCACAAATAGCACGGGGTCCGGCTGATACCGATCCACCCACTGGGCAAAGACGTTTTCTTTCACAAACCCCTCACTTGCTTTAAGTTCCGACCCGTAATCCTATTGGTCCAGCATGATGCACACAACCACCTGGTCGCACTCATCTCAACCCCACCCTCTGGCGGCTTCTCGACCAAGCAAGCATTGCATTTCTGCAATCTGTGGCCATGGCAGTTGCCATTCAACCTGACTGGGTTATTTACAAAATTACTTTTCATTGGATTTTTGTTATTTTATTATTTTGGTGAATTAACCATTTATCACCTAATAATCTAATTGCCTTGACATATTGCAGTTGATTATGTCTGTTTGTACTACGAGGCACATAATCGACATTGAATAACTGTCGCACTTTAATAAGCATTTGTGTATTCATATTATTCCCACGATCTGGTTGATATCGACCCACGCATGCAAAACAGTGCTGCCGTCTGGACTCATTAAGGTGCAAAACAACTTGCCGTCTTTTTCCTCATCACTGTCGATCACGATCCATTCCTGACCCTTGAAAACCACTGTCGCTAGTTTAGATTTCATTCGTTTACTCCGTTGTTTATGGAGTTGACATTTTTGCACAATTTGACTTGTTTGGTAACTAGTTCAATATTTTTTTAAAAAATTTTTTTTGTAGGTGTTTAGTGCCGCCACAGTCGCCCCCGCCAAGCCGGCCACGGGGGGGTCTCGGCCACCGACCGCCAGCCGGCCACCACCGACTTATCCCCAGATTTTGGCCAACTTTATCCACAGATTCCTGTGCATAACTATGCTTGTAATACTTTGATGCACTTAATTCTGTGGATAACGACTTGTCCACTTAACATAATGGTCGTTGTATAAAGTGACTGAATCATTTGGTATTCATATCTTCAATTGTCACGCTGCGCTTGCGTAATGCATCAAGGGCCATGCTTCCAAGGTCGATGTTGACCAATGGTTGCTGCTTGTCACCATACTCATCTGGCGCCTGCTTTGAGGCCATCCAGCGCCTTGTGTCCACCCGTAGCTTGGCCACTTGCGCGTCTTGAGGCGTGGCAGCGTCTGCAATTTCTAGCGTCTGCTCTGCTAAACTTCTCCCACCTCGCGTGCGTGCGCGTGCGAGGAGTTCCCCCCGCTTGGCATCTTTTTCTATCCATTTGTAGAAACCACCGATGCTTATGTCCAAAGACTTAATCACTGAATTGACTGTTTTACCCTCGGAGATATGGTCAAAGAGCATAGCCTCACCACCGAATGCGTGAATTTTCTTATTGATCCCAGACATCTCTTTGCGCTCGATTGCAGCCTGGTCACGCAATGTGAGCTGACGCTCAACAATGTTGTCAGCAAGTTCACTTAATGTTTGTGCTTTGGCCATTCAAATACCCTTCAATGATTTTGATTGCATCTGGCGCTGATCTTGAGACCAGGCACAGATATCCTTTTGCGTTTAACTGCAAACCCACAGAGCTTTGTTTCTCTGAAACCACTCCGGCCTTGGTCTTCATCTCGATGAAAAGCCCGTGAAACCCATTTTTAGGCTCCAAGACGCACAGATCAGGCATCCCTGCCAAAACCCCTTCACTGTGCAATCTGACGCGCTCTGAAGCGCTTCTATCGCCTCCATTGGGTATTGCTGCAATGATGACCTCTGGATAAAACGCTCGAACGTGTTGCACCACCTTGACCTGGTCAATGTGTTCAATGCTTTTTCGTTTGCGCTTTATGTCAACCACCATGCCTCGGATTCTACTGCCGTGGCTTTGGCTTGAAACATGTGGCATCGGTGTTTGACATCGGTCGGGAATGCAGCCAGTCCAGTTCGGCCGCACTGATGTTCGGACCATGTCACTGTTGCCCATCCACCTCTGACCTTTGCCTGGTCAAACATCCACTGCAATGGTTTTGCGTTGACCTTCCTGTGCCTTTCCATTTGTTCTGCTGGCATCGACTGGTGTTGTTCGACCATTTCCGCATTAGCGCAGTTTTGACAGAAAACGCGCTCATCTTCGACCATTTCATCAATTGTGGATAACCTGTGCATAACTTTCCTTTCTGTTGGACCATCAAATGCTCGTTTCTAATACGGAAAACCCTTAAGGAATTTTCCGCCTTTCCGCATTAGAAATCTGAGTAGCCACTAAGCCGAGACTGGTCTGTGGATAAGTGGGTCTAATGACCCCACTTATCCAACAATCCCTGCCATTGTCTAATACGGAATTCCGCATTAGTTCCGTATTAGTTCCGCCTTTCCGCATTAGACCAATCATGAGAGTCTGACCCAGCCTGATAGTGGCTCGTTTGGTGCGAATCTGGTGAAGATGGCCGTGCCAATATGCTTGCGGATATAGCCTGCGTCACTGCCTTTGACAGTGCTAAATATTTCAGTCCAATCCAGTTGGTAGGCGTTTTGGAGTTCTTTTGGCACGACTGGCCTGCCTGGTCCCCTGCGCATAATGACGCTGCCTCTGTCGTTGATGATGGACTGGACATGGTTGCAGACCTCATCGCACTTGTCTTGGATGCGCTGCTCTTTGGCGCTGTCTTGCTGGGACTGCTTGGCGGCCATCCGGTCTTGTTCTGACGACATGGCTGGAATGGCCACCCGACAAATAATCTCTTGCATATCGCCAGCTGGGGTCAGGACAACTTCTGGGAATGTGATGGAGTCGAATTTGATCTCTCTAAACTGAGGCTCGTAGCGCGTTTTTGTCAGCTTTAGGTAGCGCTGGTTATCCTCATCCATGAAAAGCACGCCAGTCAGGGTTGCATCGCCTGTAAATGCGCTTGCACCACGGGCCATGGCATCGGAGTCTTGTCGGCTTATTGTTTTGTTTGTGTGGGTCAGGATACAGACTGGCGCTTTTTGCTGAATGAAAATGGTCTGCTTGATGGCGGCAATATAGGCTCCGACTTCTGAGTTGTCATTCTCGTTGTCAATATCCATGGTCGCATTGGCCGTGTCCAAAACTAATAATGGTTTGATATTGTTAACTGTATGGCGCTCAATATTATGTGCAAGCCTAAGTAAATCTTTGACATTAGACCTTCTGGCATCAATAACCACAAACCAGTCGTTTAGGTTATTTATCTTGTAATGCTTTGAATATGCAAAAAGAGTTCGGATTATCTGGTCACTGTCTTCAGTCACGATAATTGACTTGCGTTTCTTTTTAGCGTGAATCTCGCAGCCATCCACTGCAAACCCTGCCATGACCATGCACATTGACAGCACTGCTGTGGTCTTTCCGACTCCAGGCTGACCGGCCAAGATGAAAAACGAATGGGCCATGAAACCCTCGATTAGGTAATCGATGGGGTTTAAGTGGGTCAGGTCTAGCGTCAGCTCTGGCCATGACGGGTCTGGCGCATCTTCTGTGACTGGTGCATTGATCACGGCTGCAAAGTCTTCCACGGCTGACTTGCGTTCTGAGGTCTTTGTTGGTGGCTCCCAACCGCAGTCTTTAGCGTGTTTGAAGAGTGTGCCAATGCCAACACCCTTGCCCTGGTGAAAGCTCTTCCAATGGACTTCAATGTCTTTTGTGCCTTCGTATTTGCTACCGCCTTGGGACCATGAGTCCCATATAGATAAGCCTTGCTCACCGAATTCAGTGTGCAGCGCTTGGCCGATCTCTATCCACTGGTCGTAGTCACAGTCTGGGCTAATGTGATGCAAAGCCTGCACGGCCTTGGCCATTTCATCTGGAGCGCCTTTGGACAACATCTGGGTGAAGTCAAATGATTGTGATGGGGCGACTGACTTTGGCTCTTGCAGCTGGTGCTGCTCAATGATGCCCCAGTCCATTAACAATTCATGCAAATTGACGGCCTCTTGGAATTCACCGACCACCGAATTGCCAGAAAGTAACACTGACTTGCCTGCACTGTTTGGCAGGCCGAATACTTCCAGTTCTTGGCCGCCACCCAGTTTGTACTTGGGCAGCACCTGGTCAGATTCTTTGGGTGGTTGGACCCATAAGAAGACATGACGGCCACGGCCTGAGACAGAAACCTCGGTCAGCATCTGCTTTTGCTTGACAAACTTGGCCATGCGCTGAATAGCCACATTGGTGGGGCCGGAGGCGTGTTTCATATCCACATCAAGGCAAACCAAATAGTTCCCTGATGCGCTGATGATGGGGCGCTGCTGGACTAGGCCAAGATATTGACCATGGGGTGCATCTTCCATGGCCCAGATGTCTTCAGAGTTGTACAGATCGCTTGGGTCTGTATCCCGTGCCACACCTTGGCCGCTTCGTTTGTATGGAATCTTTTTGTTGCCTTGCAGGGCAAAGGTACAAAAGACAGCATCAGGGGCGACAGCGCCAATCTTGCAAGCCACACTCTGTGACTGGGCGAATGTATTGGGCAGGGGTGTTTCAGTTATAGTGGTCACTGAAATTCCTTTAATTTGGGGTTTCATGTAGTTGCCATTTTGAATTCCCCTCGGTCACTGTTAACGCATGGGCCGAGGGATTTTTTTTGCGAGGTTTGAATTCTATACAAGCCATTTAAAAGCCAAATGGACCAAGTAGGCCCAAAAGGCTGCAAGCAAGGCAATAACAATTGCCCAGGCGTATAAATTCCTCACTCCTTTGCCTTGACCAGGCTTGGGGCAGCACTCTTCTCACCGACTAGGTCTTCGCTCACCTCGACACCGAGTTTTAAGACGGCACTGGGGCTTTTGAGTTCCCATGCAGTAGGCGTGTCTTTGAATGCTTCCATGACCAGCGCCTCATCTTTCCAGAATTTGGTCTTGCGGCCTGCGCGCATGGTCCAGCCTTGAATAGCTTTGCCTTCAGTGATCTGAGCCTTTGCAGCAGACTGCACTGCATCGGCCCATGCGGCCACTAGAGCCGCGTTCTCTAGCATCTCTGGGGTGACAGTCGTATCAGGCTTGAAATCGCTCCTAGCGGTCTCTTGGACCTTCTCACGCATGGATGGGCAGATGGTCTTGGCCTTGCAGTACCGGCAGGCATCTGGGCTTGGTCTTGTTGGTGCATCGCCTGAGAGCGCCAGCTCTGCTGCCGACAGCAAGCGCCTGCCATGCAGCTCCAAATAGTTGCCAGACACTGTCCACTTGCTGTGGCCGACACGGGGCTGGAATATGTGCATGGTGCATTCGATGGTGTTTGGCGCCTTGAGCTGACGCATTGCACCAAGGGCATAGGTCAGCAGCTGCTTGTTGTCCTCTGCATCCACAGCCACACGGCCAGTCTTCAGATCAATGACATGGAGGTGGTTGCCATCGACCAGGATGGCATCAGCAGTGCCACCAAGCGCTGGGTGCAGAGACTTCAGACCCTCATCGAGGTTGACCTCGATCAGCTTCTTGCGTGGGTTTTCGACCAGAGTATTGACAAAGTCTGCATAGCCTTGGGCCATGGCCACATGGTCCGGATCAGTGCCATCAGGGATTGCACCACCGCGCAGAATGATCTCTGACAGCTCATGGATGGCCGTGCCAATGGCAGCCGCCTCGCCTGCTGGCTCATAGGGCATGAGGGATTCGAGGCGATAAGAGCCTGGGCATTGCATGAATCGGTCTGTGCGTGATGCTGACAGTCGGGCGTGTTTGCGGGTTTCGTGTTGCATGGTTTCTCCTGGTTAAATAATTTGATTGACAACATTGAGCTTCTTTAAGACCTTGGCCAGCACATTGTGGTCCAGACTTGCCTTAATGGTCAAAATGTAGATGACGGGTGGAATGCCTGACTTGTTGATGTTCTCGACTCGGCTTGATGCCTGCTCCAGTGCAGAAGTGGACCAAGTGCATTCAACAAAGACAATCGTGTCGGCAGCGGATAGGTCCACACCTTCAGACATGGCGGCAATGTTTCCGATGATGCATTTGGTCTGGCCAGACTGGAAATCTGCAATGGCCTTGTCGCGCTTCGGTCCTGACGTTTCACCCGTAATTACTACGGGTTTGTGGACCATGAGCAATTTTTCCAGCTCGGCCACCACATCCTTATGGTGCGCAAAGACTACCACCGGCTCTTCGGCCTGGAGCAAGTCATCGATGAATTCACTGGCGGCCTTGACTTTGCGTATCCCAGCTTCGCGCATGATCTCGGCCAAGCCTTCAAAGGCCATGAGGGCGTTAGGGTTGGCCATCAAGGCATCGGCATCAAAGGCTTGCTCTCGCTTGTCATTGGGCAGATCAAACGTGATCAGACTAACCTGTGGGTCTTTGTAGTCTTTGAAGATCGCTTCCTTCTTTCTGCGCAGCACATGGGGCTTCATCAGCTCTTTGAGTTCAACCAGGTTAGACGCGCCACTGGTGTCCAAGCCCCATGGCGCTGACCACATCTTTGCGTATCTGGCCGCAAAATCAAACCAGCCGCCTCTGTAAATGCCAAGGCCGTGCAAGATGGGCCACAGCTCTATCGGCCTGTTTGGGATGGGCGTGCCAGACAATGCATAAACATGGCCAATCTTTTTCATGGCCAGCATTGCAGCCTTCGTTCTTTGGGCCTTTGGATTCTTAATCCTATGGCACTCATCCAAAACTAGGGTCTTATATCTGTCCACTTGCGTAACACCATATTGCAGAACATCGTAATTGATGATGGTGATATCTGCACTATTCACCTCTGAAGCCTCGCGTTTCCCATTGACCACATGGACTGAAGTCTTGGGGGCCAGCTTGCTGAAAGCCGCCTCCCAGACTGTCTTGGCAATGGCTGGGCAAACGATCAGGGCTGGGAGGTTTTCAAGTGCAGCAGCTGCTGTGGGTAGCGTCTTGCCAACACGGGGCTGGTCGGCCAGTATGGCCCTGCGCCTAGAAAGCAAGAAGAGCTTGGCCTCTTGCTGATGGGGGAATAACTGCATGATCGTTTCCTCGTTTTAAGTTGTTGCGATCATATCTGTATTTGTGCTAAAGTGCAATTTCTGTTTGACGACAGAAACGTAAAAACCTCAAACCCTTAAAAGGAAAAAACCATGACCAGAGTTGTAACCGGCAAAGTTCGTTTCTCATACTTCTCAGCTTTGACAGCGCGCAAGAATGAGATGAACGGCAAAGAAGAGTTCTCAACACAAGTGCTTGTCCCAAAGACAGACACCGAGACTGTGAACCAATTGAAAGCGGCAGCCAAGGCCGCATTGACCGCCAAGTTCGGAGACAAGATTCCGAAAAACATTCGCAATCCCTTGCGTGATGGCGACACCGAGAGCAAGTCTGATGGCGGCCCACTGGGTCCAGAGTACGCAGGGCATTACTTTTTTAACACCAAGTCCACCAACAAGCCTGGTGCAGTGGATGCCCATGGCCATGACATTCTTGGATCACAAGATATTGTCTCTGGCGACTATGGCCGCGTGTCTTTGAATGCCTATGCTTATGACCAGGCGGGCAACAAAGGCGTGTCGTATGGTTTAAACAACATCATGCTTTTGTCAAAGGGTGACTCGCTGGGTGGTGCAAAGCCATCGGCTGCATCTGACTTTGGCGTGGTGGCCGGCAAGAGCGCACCAGCTGCTGTACCTTCAATCGACAACGACTGGTGATTTGTCGATCAGTTTATTAAGTGCCAAGTGCAATTGATTAACTGATGTCCACAGAGGCTCCACAGTTCCACTCAGCCACCGGCTTACCTGGGACTGCTGGATGCCAGCCTCATCGCACACCGCAGCCATGGTTATCTTGTGAGCCTTGGCCCTTGCGCGTATTGTGTGAATTGATTCCATGGCCGCATTCTAATTGCGGTATATGTAAAAAAACAACATGGACAGAATTAGTTCTTGCAAGATAATTAAATTCTGTCACAATCCGTTTGTAATGACGGAGACAGATTATGAGATATGCAACTTGGACAATTGAAAAGCTAGAGGCCTTGGCAAAACAATACACCAGAAAAATTGATTTTCAGAATAGCCATAGTGGGGCTTATGGGACTGCTAGAAAACTCGGAGTCTGGAATCAAATCAGCGCCCACATGGAAACAAATCACAAAAGAAACATTGTGTATGTGGCCAAGGTCTTAGACCCTGACTTTGAGAATGTTTACAAAGTTGGCATTTCCTCTGATGGTCGAATCATGCAACGCGCTTATGACAATGCACGCAAATCAGGGCTTGACCTTCAAGTGATCAGATTCACAAAAGTCAATTTAGACGCTGGGAAAATTGAAAAAGAGCTGCTGGCAATTGGGACCAAGATTGATCAGCAAACAAAAGAGAGACTGGGCCGCTTTGATGGCCACACTGAATATGTATTTATGGCAGAAGAGCAAATTGCAAAGTGCCATAAAACATTAGACCAATACGCTATTTAAACCACAAACGAAAGAAACCGATGAAACAGAAAATCATTACCACCCTGATCGAATGGACCTTGGCCATCATTATTTTTGGCGGCATTGGCGTGATGCTGGCTTGGAGGGGTTGAGCATGAAAACAACACCCGCCTGCCCCGATGGCCTGTATCAATTTGATTGTGAAATTGAGGGGGTTGACCTGATCTGTTTCATGGAATATTACCCAGAAGAGATCGGCTCAGTTGATTCCTATGGCTCACCCTATGAGCCTAATATTGATGAATGCATGAGCTTAAATAACGCATACATCGCTGGCAATGATGTGGACATTGGCCACTTGCTCTTGCAAGAGTTTGTGGACCATATTGAGGTCTCTGCGCTTGAAAAGTTTAAGGATGGCGATCTGTGAAACCCGCCCACCACTACCATGTGCCAAATGAGCAATTTATGAATTCCCACAAAGAATTGCCACCGGCCATTGATGCCTGCCTCGACCTGGTCAATGACCTACTTCATCCAGAGGTTTATGGTCACGCCATTCCCACTGAGGTCAAAGCCCGTGCATTCGTTGTCAAAACAATGCTGGAGCGCTTGAAAGCCAGAATGGAGACCAGCACATGACCAGAGGCTTGAAACCCCGTGTAGGCCCTGCCATTGAGGCAGCGCTCCAGAAGAAAGGCAATCTGTCAGACCTTGATCTGGCCAAGATTTGTTTTTGTGCCAGACGCAGTGCGGCCAGAGAGCTGTTTGACCTTCACTGCAATGAATTGGTATATATCAGTGGATATACCAGAGTCAGCAACAATGGCCAGTGGCGGCCTCTGTGGTCATGGGGTGATGGTGAAGATGCCATTGCCCCTGGTCCCGTGCCAGGCGCTGATCGCATTCGGAAATACCGCGACAAAAAGAGTGCAGACGATAAAGACTTTGACGCTGCTAGACGCAGGCAGAAAAGACGGGTTGTCAAACGCGACCCACTTGTGGCCGCGTTTTTTGGGTCTTAGTCGTTTAAGAGACCAGGTCTTGGTGCTGTCGCGCCAATGTAGCTTGCACCATAAGGCACAGTCTTACCAAGCATTCTCGCACCAGCTGCCACGGCCTGTTGCAATCTGGCCATGGCACTTTCATCACGCAATGCTTTGCGCACAATATCTGGGTCTTCTGAGATCAGAATCTGAGCCACTCTCTGGCGATCTTGCTCTGACATTCCTTTGTTTGCATCACCCAGCATTTTGCTGACTATGCGGAATGCAGCCATGGGGTTTCCAGTAACAGCATTGGCCATCTCATCAGCCGTAATGGTCGAGCCAGTACGCTGGGCCTGCATAATTGATGCAGCCGTGTCAGACCCGCCAAGCACTTTATTCTTAGCGACTTGTGACTGAGCCGCTGTGCCAATGCGCGTCAAGATGCCATCAAGCTCGTCACCAGGATAAATGGTGCGCAAGATAGCGCCTTGTTTGGTCTCAGGACTGGCCAACACACCCATCATGGACTTGGCGCGGCCAGACCCCATCTGATTGCGAATAGCATCCATAGCGCCAGCCCTAAATGCATTGACTGCACCAGGATTGCTGGCCATGTCTTCCATCATTATTTGGACTTCATCAGCGCTCTTGCTAAAGATGGTGCGGCCTTCTTTGAATGCATCCCTGGCACTTCTAAGCTGTGAGGCTTCAGCACGGGTTGCAGCCAGTCTTGGTGATGATGAATCAATCGCGTCTCTCAAAGCGCCTTCAACGGGTTTAAGAGCTGCTCCAACACCACCCTTGCCACTTGTAAACGCAGAGTCAATTGATGTCTGAATACCTCTTCGGACAACTTCAGCATCTTCCAATGTTGGCGCTTTGGCAAACACAATATTGCCATCTTTGTCAAAAGAGAAAAATGGCTTCTTGCCCGTCTGGGCCGTGTAGATTGCATTGATGTCGGCAATGGCCGTTGGCGATCTTTGAAGTGCGTCTTTAAGACTTCCCAATAAATCTTGGCCAATGATGCCGCCAGTGCCATAAGCGTCTTTGTAGGCTTGGTTTTCCAAGGCCCTTGCTTCGTCATTGGTTGATCGATAGAAGCGCAAAACATTTTCATTCTGTGGCCGTGGTCCAACAAAGTTGGGGTTAAGGCCACTGACTAGTTTTTGCTGCATATCTGTCAAGGCTTCTCTGCGCAAAGTATCTGGGCGTGTAGATAAAGCGCCTTGAATCGTTGTGGATGCCTTGCCGCCTTGGGTATAAAGACCGCGCACAGCAGCCAGTAGTGTTTGGTTTTCGGCCAAGATTTCGCCGTTGGCAATACGTTGCACGATCTCATCTGTGGTCAGACCAGTCTCGCCTGCAAGTCGTTGAATCTCAGCCTCTGCTGCCTTACCACCGCGACCACCGGCCAAACGTCTGGCAGCATCGAGGGCCATGTCTGTGACTTTACCAGCACCCATGAATGCAGCCTGTACCACTGGGGCAACAGATGCACCCATCATTGTGGAGCCTGGCACTCTGGCCGCACGGGCCGCAAAGTCTCCTTCGCCAGTCATAAAGCCTGTAATGCCACCTTGAGCGCCACCAAGCGCTGATGTGCCGGCCAATGCCCTGACCAATGGTGCGACACTTGCCGCCACCCTTGGACCAGTCAATGGCGCAGCAGTGCCACCAGTGGCCGCAGTCAATGCAGCCGCTGATCCAACACCGCCCAGTGCCTCATAACCCAATGCCTCAAATGGGGCTTGTGCTTGATAAGCCTTCATCTTGCCTTGAATTTCAGCAAGCACTTTGCCGTAATCTTCACCAGTAACAGATGCACGCAAACGTGCCTCCATCTCGTCAGCAGAGCCAAGGGTCACGCCCTGCGCAATAGAGCGCAGACGTTGGGTTGGCGCTTCTGGCAGTGGCTGTGACAATGCAGGCGCTGGTGCTGGTCGATCAATGTTTAGGCTTTCAGACAGAATGCCTTTAAGAATATTCAGCTTTTCAGTAGATAAGCCAGAGACATCGCCCTGTTTAATCTTGAGCAGTTCTTCGGTTGAAAAACCTTCTAATCCAGTGGTCATCGTGGGCCTCCAGAAGAATTCAATTGCAATTGTCTATCAATAGCATTTAACAGTTGATTTCCACCACCACCACCACTGCTGTAAGGCGTGACTTTGTACATGGGCGCAAACTGCTCAAAGCCTGGTAATTTGCTTGCACTCTGCAAATAATCTTCTTGTAATTTCAAACGATATCTGGCTACTTTTTGAGCTGTGGTCAAAGCAGTTGTAATTTCAGCAGGACTTAGTGTTTGATCACCAGAAGCTGCTCGTTTAAGTAGTTCACGCTCTGATCCAATAATGCTACCTTGACCACGCATTTGCCCAGCAGCATCAAGTTCTTGTTGAGCTAGACCTTGTAAAACAATCCTAGTATTTGCCAATTTTTCATTTGCGTCAGCTCCAGCAACATTCAATTGCTGACCAATTCGCAACATCGCTGTTCTGTAATCTGCACCTGGTCCAACAATGGCCTTATCAAGTGCAGGCAAAATTCTGTCAATGTTTAGCAATGTTTCATTTGCAGACCTTGCACCCATAGTCAATTCATTAAGTGTTTTTGATACGTCACCACCAACACCAGCCAAGAATTGCTGATTGCCAGGCATCTTGACTTCAACTTGTGTTTTTGGCGCGATCTGTGAACGATATTTACCAACATTTTCAATGCCTGCTTGGCCCGTTCCAGCCAATGACTGGCCACTAATATATTCATATGCACGCAAATCAGGTGACTGGGCCTCGTATGGTGTGGCGCCTGTGTATTCTTTTGACTGGCCAAGTTTATTGAATTGCATCATTTTGACTTGGCCATTGACCACCATTGGCTCTGGCTTTCCAAAATCAGTTTGGGCCATGCCAATCTTGAGCAATTCTGGCTGACCTTCTTTGCGCGTCATGCCGCCAAGAATTTGGCGCATCTCTGGGTTTAATGAACTAACAATGCCAGGCGTAGCAGTTGGTGCAGGCATTTGTGCAGCCAATTGAGCGCGTGCGACAGTTGGACCAGCTGGGCCAGCCACAGACACTGGCGCTGCCAATGCCGCTTGAGCTGATGTCAATGGCGTTTCAGCTGGACCAGCAAATAGCTTTCTATAAGCCTCATTGCCAGCAGCCTCTGCTTGCATCTCTTTGAGTTTTGCACCCAAAAGCAAATTTTGAAAAGCACCAGAAGCGCCTTTCTCATAAGCACCTTGGCCAGCCTCAAGGGCAGAACCAAGAGCCTGGCCAACACTAATTCGTTGTGGACTACGGCCACCAGCTTTGAGCAATGCAGCCGCTGCCGACAGTGTGGACTGCAAACCCAATTGCTCTTTTTGTTTAGCAGTCAGTAATTTTTCAAGTTCACTGTCACCACCACCAAATAGATTGCCTAAAAGGCCATCAATATTAAAATCAGCCATTTTTTACCCCTTAACCAATTAGGCCAAGAATACCGCCACCAATTGCGCCCAATGTAGTGCCAACACCTGGCACAACACTGCCTAATTTTGCACCAGCCAAAGCACCGCCAAGAGCGCCAGATACTGGGTTTTGACTGTATGGAGTCTGAGTGACCATGCCCAAGTTGGCAGGCTGCGCACCCAAACTGGTTTGCACTACGCCAAGGCGCTGGAGGCCAATGTTTCGGATTGCATCCATTTGTTGCTGGTCCAAAGCCTGACGCGCACCGCCAGCACCCATGACCGCTTGAGCGCCACCAAGACGCAATGCTTGTTGCTGTGCAGCCAAATTGCCTAGCTGGCTTGCACCGCCTAGTCGCAATTGCGCACCTTGCAAGCCTGCTTGCTGATTGGCAATGTCGGCTGCTGATCTGCGAGCAATATCAGCCTGCTGCATGGCCATGGCCTGGTTGAATGCCTGCTCGTTTAAAGTTGTGCCAAGTGTGGCTGCCTGCTTGGCGAACCCTTGGTTAGTCAGAGCCTCGGCCACACCTTGGCGTGATCCACCAAATGCACGGGCAGCGTTTGCGCGCTCACCAGTTTGCTGGATGGCAGCGCGTCTTGCTGATTCCAAATCGCCCAATGCGTTCTCACGCACCATGCTTGTGTATGGATTCATGTAAGAACCAATTGAGCCTGGACCTTGGCCCATGCTTAGATTGGTCTGCTGCGCTGTGATCTGACCAGGCTGATAGACACCGCCATAAGCCGCCATTTGTGCGGCCAAGTCTGTGCCAGATATGCCTGGGCCAGCAAGGCCGGTGTTGACCAGAGCCTCCTCGCCTGCCTGATACAAAGGGTTATAGCCAGCAAACTGCTGGACAGGCAATGCACCAGCGACCCCTTGGGCCTGCTGAAAGTTGGCCAAGAATGCTTCTTTGATCTGTGGATCAATGGAGCTTGTTGAGGTTGTTGTTCCACCTTTTGACATATCGCCACCTTATCCGAGTAAAGATTTCATTTTCTTGGCAGGCACTTTGCCTTCGTTGATCATGTCCAAGAGTCCCTTGCCATATTTATCGACTGAGGATTTCTTGATCACATATTCACCAATGTCAAGATTGACAGCGCCATCATCTGGGCCTTTTGGATTTGGGCCAAACATTAGGCCGCCATGGACATAACCACCTTTGGCCATAGCACCGCCACCGCCACCACCAGTAGGACTACCACCGCCATCACCGCCAGAATCCCCACCAGGGCCGCCTGCATCAAATGTAGTTCCAGCAGCCCTAGCAGCAGCCAATTCTTTTGCCGCATTGGCAGCAGCGATCTGGTCATACAGACCAGGGTTATAGCCGCCCATTGGCAGATTGCCGACAACATTCTGATAAGGATTGCCGACTGGTCTCATCTGGCCCATGATCTGGGCATAGGGTGAGCCACTGCCACCCACTGCAAATGGGTTGTATTGAGAGCCAATGGGAATGGATTGATAGTTATTGAAGTTCTGGGCAAAGCCTTGGGTTGCACCAGCAAATGGCGTGGTCGCTCTGAAACGATTCTCAATGTCTGTGCCAGGCATTCCAGTGATCTGACCCACTTGGCCCGTTGTGATGCCAAGACGATTCATCTCGGCAGCAATTTGGGTGTCGGTCAAATTGGGCGTTGTTTTGAGCCAGTTGGCAAATACGTCGTAATTGCTTGTGGTGACTGGCGTTGTCACTAATGGAGTTGTCACAATTGGTGTTGTCACCTTGGGAGCAAATGGTGCAAGTCTTGACTGCACTTGGCCAACTGGCACACCCGTCATGCTTGAAATCTGCTCGGCATTAAGGCCCAAACGATTCACTTCAGCAGCAATTTGTGCATCAGTCAGATTGGGCGTTTGCAAATAGTTATAGAGACCAGTCTCAGCTTGCGTTGCAAAGGTTGGCTTTGTAGCCGTTGCAGTTGGTGTCGCAGCCGTAATGCGCTGCTGCACAGTATCCACTGGCACACCCGTCAAGGCAGAAACCTCTTGTGCTGAAATTCCAATGCGGTTTATTTCATTGGCAATTGCCGCATCTGACAAGCCTGGTGTCTGCAAATATGCAAGCAATTGTTCGGTCTTTGTAGCCATAGTCTTCCCCTATAAATCTTTTGCAAGTACAGCCCATTTTGGTTTGTACCCTTCGTCTTTCAAAAATGTCTCTGACCAGCCCCTTCGGCCTGCCAAAGTCACCCTGGTGCAGCCAACAGACTTGCCCCAGGATTCGATCAATGGTCGCATCCGTGAGAGTTCATCTAGGTCGCCACCAGCCAGAAAATAATGCAAATTCTTTAGCCTGGGATAGACAATGATCTCTGTCAATACCACCGAGTCTTTGGCTGGCCACAGCTGTAATCTGTGATCCTCGACCATCTCAGCGACATCGTCAAAATTATGTGTGCCTCCACTGTATTCTAAGGCAGCCTCCACATGATGGCGTAGCCTGTCCAAATGTTCTTGGTCGCTCATCGCTTACCAGCTGGCACGGCATCAAGCCTCATCACCCCGACACGCCAGTCGGCCAAAGTGTTGCCAGTGACCCTCATATTGACTTGGCGGCCAGAAAACCTCACTGAAGTTGGGTTGGCTGCCGTGTATGGTCCAAATGATGATTGAGTGCCAGTTGGGTAATTGCGGGTTTTAAATGAAACCACAGCCTCACCCAAAGTCTGCTCATCGGGAATGACCTGACGCACCGACATGATGTTGTCGCCATTGCCAAGCTGGACTGGTCCACTTTCAGCATATAGGCTGGCGCTGTCATAGTTAAAACCGACCTCATGCTCATAGATGTAGCCATTGCTGGAAACCATCAATGGATAGGTAAACACTCCGGCATCGACCCCAGCAGTTCTGGCCAATGTGCCAATGTTCCAGTGGTTTTCGCGGTAGTTGAAAGTGACATAAGAGTCGTTCTCATTACTCGATGCACTTGGGTAATACCACCAGATTTCGCCAAACTTGCTGACATGGACCGCATAGATTTTGGAGGCTTGGGCATAGTTGATGTTGTCAAATATGTAATCTGACACATCACTTGGCAGTGGCTTGACATAGCCGTCATATATCCAAAAGCCTGCGCGTGACATCCAAATGGCTGCCGTATCAATAGCCGCCACCGCTTGGGCCGAAATGAGACCGCAGCCAGAGCCAGCCTTTTCAAAGCCATAGACAAATGGCGCGCCCACATACTGGGCCGTGTGGACATCCACATCTGTAAAGAGTAGGTTTACACCTTTGACCCGCTTTCCAGCGATCAATGTGCCAGGGCTGGCCAAGTCATAGTCGCCTGCAAGATTGTCGCCTGCTGGTGTCCAAAGGGTATTGTTCTCTTGGTCGCACCACTGCACCTTGCGTGGGTTTCCACCAGCGCCAAGGGCAAAGATAATGCGCTCTTGGGTGACTAAAACCGCCTTGTTTCCCGTTGGTGCATTGGTAATGGCTGCGGCCAATGTAGGCGTTGAAAAACCCAATTGCCATTCATAAATCTTGCCATCAGTGCTAGAGCAAGCAATCAAATACTCGCCCCATGTATCAAGTGACCAGGTGGTGGCAGGGATGGGTGTGCCAGTGTCTGGCCTTGCAATACCATAGGCAAATGTGCCATAGGTGCTGTATCCATAGCCGGTGAGGGTTGTGGAGCTTGCGTAGCCACTGGTGAAGCCCGTTGGCGTAATGTCTTTGAGTGTTCCAGCCTCATTCATGGCGTAGAGCTTGGTATGCGTTCCAGCGCCAATGTATCGGTTGCCACTGTTATCGCGCCAAGTGATGATGCCTCGGCATGAGCCAGACATCTGTGAGCTTGACCTGGTACGCCATCCATTGATGGGCCTGAGTGTCCCCTCATACCAGCGCACTAGGTTTGCGTCATACCAGCGACCAGCTGCCTGGTATTCAGTGCCGTTTCTGTAAACCCCTGGTGGTAATTTGATTGGTATATACATGATGACAATTATGTAATGTTGGAGACAAAGCTCATTGTGACAATGGCTGATGGCACTGCTGGCCGTGTCGGGCTTGTTCCAGCAGGGTACTGCTCAATTGAAACCCCCGTATCGGTTGGCCTCCACATTATCTCAACATAGTTGGTTGCATTTAAGCTCACAAAATAATTCAAAGCTATGATGAGATGGAATGGGTCACCGGCCGATTTCCTTGGGGCCAAACCAAATCGACTGTTTGAATTGGCCACATTTGTGCCATTGACCCGAAACCAGACATCCACATCCTGAGACGAATTTGTCGTGTTTGTAAACTGAATGGAAAACTGCAAGTTCCAGATTCCGGCATCGGCCACAGTAATTCTGGACCCGCTGGCAATAGTCACGCCATTGGAAAAGTCTGTGGTGTTAAATGTGACCGGATAGGCCGTGGTGGTGTTGGCAGCCACTTGATCGGTCGAGTCTTGAAAAGCCCCATAAGGGTTATTCATAAACCGACCGCCCCTTGGTCCAAACAGAGACCCCAGCACAAATGACAGTTTTTTAAAGTAAACAGTCAATGCACCATTGTTTTCGTTGAAATGCCTGCGCTCATAGGTCTCGGTCGGATAACCGAGTCCTGGTGGAGCTGGATTCTCAAGTTGTTGTGTTTGGCTTGCCATGACCCAATTTTGCCCTAAACAGCCCCCAATAGATAAGACTTTTCATTGACACAAAATCGGACTACGATAATTTTGCAGCAATCGGCTGCTTTAACTGGGGAATATTATGAAATTTGAAATGGAATTTGGTTGGACAGGAAATGAGACAGTTACGATCACGACCTTTGATTTTGACAAAATCGCCATTCTGCAATCCTTCATCAATCACATGGAATCGACAGGTTGGGTCGAATATGAATATGAAGATGCTGACGACCTTGATGAAGAATTTGAAGACACTGAAGAAGAAGAAGTTACAGAGGTTTGATTCCTGATGGGGCTTACTTGGCCATCAAGTACAGCCCCACATTTGAAAATGCGTAGCCTGCATAGACTACCGCCATGTGCGGATTGCCTTTAAGCAGCTGCTCCCCAGCAATGTAGGCATAGATCGCGCCAGTCAGAATGATCAGCCAAGCACTCAAAATGCACCTACGTCAATCACTTCACCACGAAACTCAATCTGATCCTCATCAAATTTGTGGACCAGTTCTGGCCAAAGCAATCGACCATTAAAGAAATTCAGCACCGCAAAGCCTGATCGGTGATTGCCTGGATTTAGTTCAGCATAAGTAAATTGAGGGCCATCAATTTCAGCCAATGTTCCGCAATCGACCCCGAAACGATTTCCTCGAAGATCTTGGAACGGGGTCACTTTCAATGCGTGTAAATGCCCACAGATAGTTGAGACACCCGCATTTAGGGTCGATGTGTGCGTTGCGTGAATTCCATTCTTATAACGATGTTTGATAATTACATCATCGGTGGGCCATACTGCCCAACAGAATTCCCAATCTAAAAAGTGGTCTGTCAGTTTAAAACCTAATACTTCTTTAAACTGTGGTGCGTGTTGCGCTAAACGATTGCCAAATCTAACGTCATGGTTTCCCCATGTCCACAGTAGCTTTACATTGTGCCTGGCTGCTTTGGCCACTTCTTCGATCTCACCCAACGCAGCTTGCGTAGCTTTTAATTCTTGAATAACAGTAGTCGCTGGTTGTTCAGTTACGTCATGGCGGCTTATTGAAGCCCCGTCAAACGCGTCTCCATTGCAGATGACAACCTGGGGGGAAAATTCTTGAATAGCCCACAGTAAGCCTTTAAAGGCCGTGGACCTTTGACCAGGTATAAAGTGCGCATCAGAGAAAACGATTACAGTGCCATCTAGCATTCCAAGCTCAACTTGCTTTAGTGGACTGAATGACTTGGGTCTGTTTTTGTCATACAAAGCACCTCGATGGTCTTTGGCATTAAGTTTCATTTTGTAATGCTCTTCAATCCATCTTCTGCGCAAATGAACGGCCCTGGTGTTTATTCTAAGATGATCTGCCATTTTTTGGGCAGACTGAAGTTCACCCCACAGCTGGATAAATTCCATGTCCGTGCAAGTTTCGTTATGGGCGCCCATTGGAATCCTTAAAGAGTATTTTTTCAAGCAGATTGACCACCCTATGCTCTTGAGCCTCAATCTCATCCTGAGATGACTTAGGGTCTTGAGCCACAGTCACGAGGTCATGCAAAAAGACATGAAGCAATTCATGCAGGGCCGTCTGGTCTAAAGATTCTGGGGTGATCTTTTCAGCACCAAAGTCACCCAAACGATATGTGGCCAGTCTGGCCCCTTCATTGAATTCCACAGAGGCCATGGCATTCTTTGCAGGCTTCAGACCCTTCTCGATACGCCAGTCGCCAAGATTAAGCACTTGCTGCCATTTCCGCACACTTTGTGCAAAAAGCGCGGAGTCTTCTGGTGTAGGAATGTTTGACATATCAACACCTTATATGACTTTTATGTCAATTTAATTTAAAAGCAAGCACTCAGCTTTTCTGCGCTTCAATAGACCAGGCAAAACTTTGCCCCCACCTTTGGTCCAGAGCATGAGCTGCTCTTGAGCGCCTTCCCAGTCACCGGCATTGATTTTTCGCTTTAAGGTGGAAGTCTGAAGCCGGCCAATGCCTAAGTTGTAGCAGAAGTCAACAATGGCATTGCACTTCCTTTCGTCTGTGGCCAGTACGGGGCAGTTCCTTAATGCCCCTGGCAGATAGGTATGCTCCAGCTCAATCATCAGCAAAGCTCTGGCAGTTGGCTCATCCATTGGCGGGTCTTCCAATGTCACCTTGCGCTTGTCAGCGTAATAGGTTGAGCCGTAGCCAATGGTGGCCACACCAGCTGGGCAAAGATAGGGCTTGGCCCGATAGCCCTCAAACTGGCGACAAAGTGATGCGGCCAGCTCTAAGTTCATAATCCGCGCTTGGCCAATGTGCGATCAAGAAACCAGAAGTTGATGGTCCCAGCCAGTAAGGCCGAGAAGTCTGGAGTCATCATTGTCTTGAACACTTCTATTGGCAGAGCGCCAGCAAGCCAGGCATTCCATGCAAACCAGACATGGATAAAGCTCCACACAAACAAAACCCAGTATGTGACCACGGGCCGGACTGATGCGGATAAAGATGCGGCCCATCCACCGGCTGCCTTGACCATGTCGGCCTGCTGCTGGATGGCGCTGTTAAAGGCATCCATGACACCCACATCGACAGCTGCCTCACGTTGAGCGCCAATCTCTGCAAGTTTCATTTGGCCGCGCATTTGCTCCAGGTCGCACTGGCGCGCAAACATATTTAGCTCGTGCAGACGTTCATGCTTTTTATCAAAGTATTTCAAGACCTCTGGGGCCATGCGGAAAATACCGCCAAAGATGGAGCCTAAAAGGCCACCAGAAAGAATATCAAACATCGCATTCCTTACATTTATTTTTGGTTGACATTTTGACTCCAGCCAGAACACCGACAGAAGCACCGAGGATGGTCATTAGTGCCGGACTGAGCATTTTGAAGATTTCTGCATTTTCGACTTCTTTTGACCATAGACCGACAAGCAATGCACCGACCATGGCCAGCAGACAAAGACACAAAGTGATTGCCACCAAAATGGTCACAATGAACGTCAATTTTTCTTTCATGTCCATGTTGTTTATCCTTATGCGTATAAGTCTAATTTACGATTCTGAAATATCTCCATGCGGAGTCTTTCTTGAACAACTTTTTTAGTGTAAATCTCAAACGCTACGTCTTGCAATTCACCCTGTTTTTTCTTGGCCAATTCATTTGCCTTATTCATTTCATGCTGTTTTTCTAGTTTCACTTGAGCAAGGTCATGCCTATTTGGATATCCTGATGGCTGCACAGTTGGAAATAATTTAATTGTGTCAATCATTTTTCCCTCTGTATTGCGTTTTTATACCCAGATATGACCAATGCTCTTATTTCATGCGAGTCTGAATTACCCGCCCACTCACTCAAGTTATTCCAGATGACGATAAAGTCTGTACTTTTGCACAATGTCTGATGTTTTGTAAGCCACTCAACCATTTTTCTGTGTCTCTCAGTCGGGTCATGGATGCCCCAGGCAATTGAGTAGAAACCCCTGACACTGCAAAGGTCTTGACCAGTAGAGTGAAGTGCTAAAGTTAAAACAAGTGCAGCCACCCATTTCACGTCATAGCCCAAACGATGATGTAAAAACACCAGACGACAGTAATGCAAAAAAGGACTGCGCTAGTGAAAGCCACAGCCCAGTCTTTCATTTTTTAATCCAAGTCTGCCAGACAGCACCAGCCGCCATGATTAGACCAGCCACCCACAGAATAGGCTTGGCAGCAGAAGCAATCCATCCCAAGACTTTAAAAGCACCTTGCAAGGCATCAAAAGCCTCTACAAGACCTTTAGTGTTCTTGTCTATGCTATCGACCTTGCTTTCGACTTCAACCAGCCTGTCGTAGATTTGCTTGTGGGTGATTTCTTGTGTCATGGCGCATCAGGCCAAGTAATAGTCCAAGGGAAACCAGACTGGCCAGTCACATCACGCAAAGCCTGGCGATAAGTGGCCCAGGCTGCATCCAGTGTTGTTGCAGTCTCAGCAGCCTTAATGACTCGCCAATCAGATTCAGCCAATTTACTGTCGCGTGTGGAGCGCACAGACTTAGCCTGTTCAGCATCTTTAGCGGCTTTGTAGGCAGTCTCATGCTCAAGGGCTGTGGTTGTTACGCCCTCAAAAATAGTATCTGTAAAGACAGGGCCAAGCACATACTTTGTGTACCACTTACCATCTACTTGCTCAACACCAGAGGCTTGAGAGTATTGGTAAACAGTACCGCCAGATGCTTGTGCGCCTTCAAAGACTACATCAGCACCCAAAGCCGTTAAGACTTCAGTTGTTGTTATGTCCCATGATGGGCCACCATTGGCTTGTTGATATGCACGAAATTCTGCTTCGTACATTACTGCGCCTGTTGATTGAATTCTGATTTGCATTTTAATTACCTCAAGCAATTGCTAAAAAGATGTATGTGCCACCTGATGCGTTTAAAGCGGCTGGCGCAGTTGAACTTAACTCAAACCCTGCGCTGTATGTGTCAATGTAGTCGGTGTTTGTTACTTCAGCGGCTGTGCTATTTAAAAGAATATAGGGGTCATTACCACTCACAATTCCTCGTGCTGTGTCCCAAACATACCAGTCGCCAGTTGTATCCATTCGTTTAATCAAAACAAACCTAGCCCCGCTTGTAAAGCCACAGTCAATTTGTTTTGTTGTGGCTGTTCCTGTGTACGAACCAACCTTAGAAACACCTGCACAGGTTGCAAAAAGGTAAGCAACATAAGTAGCGGCAGAAGTATTGACCTCTGTCGCAGTTCCAATACTAAAAACAGAAGTTGTTGGCGTTGTACTGTTCCAGCGTGTAGCACCTGTTGCTTTAGCGGCTGTGGTATTTAAAACAACATATTCTGTATTTGCCAATGCACTTGCATATACTTGCCATGCTGTTGTTCCAGAACGCCCTTTTACAATCATCATTTCAGGCACTATACCCAAGTTGTGGCTAAATGTCGTAGCACTTCCCGTTCCTGTATAGCAAACCTCATCAAAAAAGCTAGGGGCGCGTTTAAACAAATAATTTATAAATGTGTTTGAACTTGCATTTGTAATTGTTGAAGTAGTGCCAACTTTGACACCATCCATTACATCCCAAGGATTAGCTTGTAGTATGGTTGTCCCTGCCGCTACTTCAGCCGCAGTAGATGATGTTACAAGATACCCAGTTCCAGTAAGTCTTGAAGAAAATAAAGATGCTACTGCTGAACCACGATTTTTAATCAACACAGCATCATCAGTCTGACCACCAGTAACAGTTGCATTTGCACCAGTACCAGTTCTAGCAGACAAGCCAAACACACTAGTCCCACTCGTAGGCACTTTCATTGGGCCTCTACGAATGGCTATGTAGACGTAAGTGACACTTGATTGAAACCCACCTGTTATAAATCCCGTTGCAGTTGGGCCTCCGTTAGGAACTCCAGCGGCACTTTCTGCGCCACTACTGTTTGCAACCAATTCTTGCCATTCATTTGACGCTCCCCCATTGGTGAAACCACGCATTGAGTCATACATTAACCAGCCGCCTGTGGTGCTAGAAGGTTTAGCAAGAATCCATTGAGGCTCATACCCCAATGAAACTGTCGCAACACCGCTACCATTAGTCGTAAACGACCCACACGAAATCACATTGTCTGTACCAGTTAGACCAAAGCCTCCTGCGTTGTGGGCAAATATGTATGCAACATACGTATTGGTATTAGCGTTTATGTCTTGATTATTACCAACTGTAAAAACCGTGCTAGTAGGCGCAACAGATATAACATTGTTACCAAACCAAGTTTCTTCTTGAGCGCCAGTAAAACCGTTGTCTAAATTTAAAAAACCATGTTGTTGATAATCATATCGGTGATAAACGGGCCATCCTGTATTGCTTGCATTGTTAAGTCGTTTAACAATAATGCACCCAGGTACAGAACCAAGATTGTGAGCAATGTTTTGTGTAGAACCATTCCCTGTATAAGTCACAACATCAAAGAACTTTGGTTGCTTGCGGAATGTCCATGAGACATAAGTTGAGCCAGAACCATCGCCAGCACCACCAAAGTAAGAACCAGCGTTTCTCGTAAAACCAGTTGTGTTTAATGTAATTCCTGGGTTAGGTGTTCCATCAGACTGTTGAGCTGTTGTTCTATCACTTTGAATATATTGTGTAAGACCATTTGTCCTAGCAGAATCAAACCACCCATGGCTTTGTGCGTAATCTCTACCTTTTAACCAAACCAAACCACCCTTGGTAGATAAATCAATTCCATTAGTGATTGTTTGAGCCGCACCAGTTCCTGTGTAAAGGTATGTGCTAAACACATCCTCAATGTAGTTAACAGCAGTAGCCGCCTGTGCAAACTCACCAAAGCCTTGAGCAGAAGCCGCACCCCTTGTTTGTACTAATGGCATGGTTTTCCTTTAAGCAAACTTAGTCTGTGAAGTGAACACAGTAAATGCCGCACTGCCTGTCTTGATGATTGTGTACATATACACATCAACTGAGCTTGCATTACCAGCCGCATACGCTGTACCGCCTTGATACTTAGGGGTCACAGTTGTGCCATCCACTTGAACCACGTTGTTGTAGTAAGCAGTAGCACCTTGAGTCACCAAGAAAGCCACAGTCATTGATTGACCTGTGGACATTGCCGTGTTTAGACTTGTCCCACTTGATGCTCTAAAGTTAACTGTCCAGTTTGCGCTGGCATTGCTGGTGTAATACAGCACAGATTGCGTGGTGATGTCATAGTTGATTGTGCCTGTGGCTGCTGTCGCTGATACTGTGGCAATTTCTGCCGTATCGTTCAGCACCATCGCAATGGCGCTTGATGAGCCAGAGAAAGTATTTGTGCCAGTAAAGGTCTGTGTCCCTGCAAGTGTCGCGTCACCAGCAGCAGCAGCAGCAAAACCTAATGTGCCGGACCCGTTAGTCTTGAGGACATAGTTGGCCGTGCTGTCAGCTGTGGGCAATGTGAATGCTGTGACAAAGCTCTGCAAGTTGGAGTCATAGGCCAGCACATCAGTGCCAATGGCCACGCCAAGTGCTGTCCTGGCTGCTGATGCCGTAGCGCCACCAGTGCCGCCTTTTGTGACTTTTAGCACTGGACCAGCGTCAAACAGCGCGTCAATGCTGTCTAAATCGGTATTGATCTTTGTTCCCCAGGTGTCGGTAGATGCACCAACTTCTGGTTTGGTAAGCAATAGATTCGTGGTGGTTGTATCAGCCATTTTTCACCTCATGCGGCAATTTGCCAAGATTCACTATTATCAGCAATTGGAGTCCAAGTTTCACTTGAATCACTAATTGCAGTCCATGTTTCTGACTGGTCAGAGATTGGTGTCCAAGTTTCTGAATTATCAGATATCCCAGACCAACTTTCTGCCGTGTCACTTTCTGCTACCCATTTTAGTCTTGCATTGACCGCCATGGATGACGATTCTGTAAATGCAATTGCACCAGGCTGCCTGCGCTGCGCATTGACCACCAAAGTGCTTGTGCCAATAATGGCAAAACCAGAATTGCCAAGAATACTTGTGCCGACTGTCAGTGTCGATGTGTCTATGATGCTGGCCGCGCCAATGGCGTATCTGAGACCAGCCACGGCCATGGTGCTGGTGTCACTGATGGCGGCTGCACCCACCGCATAACGCACCCCAGCCACGGCCATGGTGCTTGTGTCACTGATTGCGGCTGATGCAGTTGTCAGCCTATTGGCCGCCACGGCCATGGTGCTTGTGCCAGTTATTGAGAAAGCGCCACTTAATGTCTTATTGGCATTGACCGCCATTGTGCTGGTGGATGTAATTGCTATTGCAGCAGACACATACCTGACGGCAGCCACCGCCATAGTGGACTGGTCAAAAATCTCAAATTGGGCGTTTGATACAGTTCTACCAGACACCGCCATGGTGCTGGTGTCTGAAATAATTATTTGAGGCTCAAATGTGCCTCTGGAGTAATTGCCCTTGCCGTAAGAGCCGTAGCCGTAGCCTACCCTCGGATCAGAGTATTGGCCAACACCAAAATTCCCCGATCCATAGGCTGCCATATCAGGCCAAAGTGATGCTCAAGGATGTGGCTGGAATGCGCAAGACATCGCCATCATTGATGGTGCGCGCTGTGGTCAATGGCGCCCAGGCTAATAGATTGCCTGATGTGCTTGCATCAAAGATGCCGGCCCATCCCACTGATCCCCAGTTTCCACCAGAAGCAGCTGCAAACTCGATGGCCGCTGCATTGGTGAATGTCGTGGCAGTGCCAGAGCCGGAGATGGTGCCAGTCACTACCCGTGCGTAGCCACTGCCAGACACCTCAGTGCCGCCACCCGTGTCACTGGGCGTAGCCGTGAAAAGGCCAACATACCAGGCAGTGGGGCGGGTTGCCGAATTTGTAGTGAAAACCCAATTTAAAACTAGGTTTTCGGTGTAGTCGGTAAAAGATGACATGGTCTAGTCCTTATCCAAAAGTCTTTGCACGGGTCAGCAATGCACCACCAGAAGATGCACCGCGATCATCGGCAGTTTGTAAATCGTTTAAGGCTCGCTCATAGAGCGTTGCCCATGTCTGGATTCTCGCATCATCTTGCAAGTATGGTGCAGCCTGGAGCAATGCCCCATACAGATAAATATCAGGACTCGATGACAAAAGCCAGTTGCTGGCCACACTGCTTGATAACTTTGTTAACTTGGCGTAATAGGTCAGCTCGGTCGTGTAGTTACTATCTGGTGTTGGGACAATTCTAAACTGGCCACCAACAACACCAAAGAATTTTGGCTTGCCGCTGGCCGTGTAATTGGCTGCCTCATTGTCCAAGGCATCAATGCTCAAAAACTGCAATGGGGTCTGGGGATTGGTGCTTGTGAGCTTCAAAGATTTGGTCTCAAGAAAGTCGCTTGGCACTGCGCCATATTGGGCGTCAAAAGAAGCATTGGCCCTGACAATCATCTGCCTGGTGCGCAGTGTGCGTTCCACTTGTGCCTCGGCCAGAGAGATAAAGTCAGGAATGGCCGTGGTTAGGTCCGACCGATTAAGCCAGTCACCAATGGATGTCTTCAGCTCTGTATAGGTTGTCAGTGCCATTATTGGGCCTCTTTTTCCATCTCTTCTTTCACAATCCAAGTGTGTTCATGGCGAAATTCAAACGTGCCAATGTGGCCAATTTCCTTTGAAACGTCATGGTCGATGTAAACCTTGTAGCCCAGCTCTTGAGCTTTCTTACAAAAGAACACATCTTCTCCCATGTAGCCCCGTGTGGTCTGCCATGGCATATCAAACCATGGCTCACTCATGCCCTCAAACACCTCGCGCTTGATCAGCATTATGCCAGTGCCAATGCTTCCCACCTCTTCTAATCCAGTAGATTCTGGCATGGTGTAGACCGCCTGGCGCTTGCCATTCTCGTCATAGTTCTGGGCAGTTGGGCCGGTGGGCATTCTGCGTCTGGCACAGTTGGCAGCCACAATCTCTTTGTCGTGCTTTAAGAGCCGCTGGACCATGTCCTGTGGGAATGTCATGTCCGAGTCAATGAAAAGAATGTGGGTGCAGCCTTCGGCCATGGCATCCAAGCAAAGGTCAGCCCTTTGGTTTTGAATAATCGTGCCTTGCATCAATTTCAGACTGATAGCGTCTTCAGTGTTGAGTGTGTGATAAGCCACCATATTGACCATGCAATATGTGTAATTTGTGTGGACCTGATCACGGGCCGGTGTGCAGACTGCAATGTAATTCATACTTGTCCAGGGCGAGTTCTAAAAAATTTATTGTCGGAGTCGTTGAGCCAGCGTTTCATGTACTCCTGGTCATCGATCTTGCCCTCGGCCTTCATCTTGTAAAAAAGGGATTCGGGGATGGATGCCACCAAGTGCCACTCACCAGTCCAGTTGGCTTTCTCATCCACAGCGTTATAGATGGCCTTGTTGGCCTCAATCACCGCTGTGACATCTTGTTGGGTCTCAATGGTCACATCGCCAGTATCAGCATTTTCATGCCAGATGCGCTTGATGCCTTGATCTTTGTTTTCGCTAAATAGTCTTTTGTGAATCATGTTAAAAAAAGGGCCAAGTTTCCCTGGCCCTTTCCGTTTACCTTCGATTAAGAAGTGATCAAGTCAGCGGCCAAACCATGGGCCAACTCAGAAGTGACCTTGTGACCCCATTCCACGATCAGCATACGCTTTTCAGCATCGCCAGTCTTGGCCAATTCGACTTGCTGATAAGGGCGCAACATAACCATCTTGGCGTAATCAGGATCGATCACCCATGCATCACGCTCACGTTGGAATCTGTTCGCAATAACTTGCACGTTTCCGAAATCGCTGACATAAATGTCAACGGCCCCGACCAATGTGGCAGGCTTTGCACCGCCATCAATGTTGAAACGGCTTGAGGCAATACCAGAGAAACCTGACACGCGCTGCTTGTTAACAGGACCGCACATCAAAATCTTAGGTGTACCGCCTTGTGTCCACACTTTCTGAATCACATTCTTGAGAATGGTTTCAGTGAATGTGCGCACTGTGCCATCTGTACGGGCGCTGTTTGGCAGCGTTGTGTAAGATGGATCAGTACCATTGGTCTGCTTGTCTGTGTTCGTCTTGATATACGCACCCAAAGAAGCAGTCACACGGGCAGTTGTCGAGTCACCAGCGACAGCAATACCACCATTCAACATCACGAATTCTTGGTCGCGACGTAATTCAGCGCCCCTTTTCGCGATTTGGTATGCTAATTCTGAGCGACGCCCTGCCTTGTTGACCACTTCTTCAGTGGCTGACAAGATGATTGTCTTGCGTGAAATCTGTGCATAGTTTTGCATACGCACAGTAGCAGTTACAGAGTCAAACGATGCAACATCGTCACCCTCAAGCTGTGCATTTGCGGCAGCTGAGGCAAGCGTATCAGTCTGATACTCAAACAAAGCATTGGACACGTTTTCACGGCCAATGTTTGAAGCATATGGAGTTTCTTCCGGTGCTATATTTGTGATGATATTGCTCAAATCTTCCCGAATACCCTTTGCAGAGTAAGTCAGGAATGTGTTACTTACGATAGCCATAATTTCCTCATTTCAATAAATGTTCAATTGCAGAAGCCGCATCATCGATGCGACCAGTTTTTGCAAGACGCTGCTTTGCTCGCACACTCTCAGTTGTT